TTATTATTTTTTCGTGGGTTCTTTCGTAGGATTATGTTATTTGTTAGAGATACATACTAATCAGAATGAAACAGTTTTGGTGTGGTGGTGTCTTTCTAATACATGCTATATCCTGGGGATATGATTAATTAATCAATACTTGGATACTCTTATCAGGGTAAGGAATAGTGACTGACAATAAATGATTTGGAATGGGGGATATAACAAATGCTTGGAGTATGATCCATTAAGATTGTACATCCCCGAAAATTTTTTTGGTATGATTTGAGATTCTTTTCATATTGTTAATTAAGCTAATTTGGACTTCACACATTCACACTACCTCACATTATTTTTTTTGTAGTTTTTACTCCTGATGCAAAAAAAATGGGTAATTGTGAGGGGATGTGTGGTTCAAATAATAGTATACCTCACCTCTGAGGGGAACTTCCTGTAATTCATAAATAATTTACATTTAAAGTAATGAGTAGCATTTATAATCTGATTAATCCAACAGATATACGTCATGTTAGGCATTGAGTCCTTTGCATCTATTAAATAGTAGAAAATAATTTGGTTAATTATCTTTCAACATGAAATAATTCGACATAATAGTGATAAATATACAAAAGGGGAAAAAGCTTGTACCCATGGGATGATACAAGTAAATCGTTAAACAGTATGGGGGTGTACTCCTCCAAGTATAAAAGAAAAGTAATGCCACCTAAAAACCCCCCGCCCAAGAGGCCAAATAATGAGTCATATCCCCAGGATATATTTTTTTTACACACACATGGTATAGACAAAGAATGTGGTTCAAACCCACACTACACCAAAAAACAAACAACCCACCAAGAAAAGGAATAAACGGAATGAAATAAAGAAGAAGAGGGGAAAACATGAACACAACCACACAAAACCACATAATCAACATACTAGGAACCATAGCAATAATCGGCGAAATAGGAATATTCATACTACTACTCACACAAAACCCGGACCTAACCATAATAGCAGCACTAATCAGCTTCATAGCCGGAATAACAGGAGGACTAATCGGATTCCTCACAGGCAAAACCCTCACCGAACACCAAGAAGAAACAATAGACACAATGGTGATAACTGATGTGCAACCAGAACAAGAAACCGACACAACCAACACAACAGGAAACAACACGGGAAAACAATAACAACACGGGCGACTACCGATTCCTAGACTACCGACTCAACCAACTAGAACTAAAACTCGAACGAGGCCTAGAACAAATAGAAACAGAACAAAGAAGATACAACATCGAAGTCATGAAAACACTACAAACACTACAAGAAGGCCAACACAAGACCACAGAAAACATGGCAAAAGTACAACAACACATAGGCGACATGGAAGAAAAACTCAAATGCATAGACAAACTCAAAGACGTAGCAAGCAAAAACACAGCCAGGATAACCGCCGTAAACCACCGAGTCGACGTAGTACAAAAAATCCTATTCGCAGTAGCAACCGCCGCGATAAGCGCCCTATTCACCGCCCTAATAGGCATAGCCCAAATGTTCCTACTACACTAAAAGGAATAATTAACTGAACAACCCAAAAAAAGGAAAATAATGGAGAGAATCAAAAATGGTAATGATACTAAACGCAACAAAAAAAGAACTAATCGTAAAAGAAGGAAGCACAATATACAGCATAACCCCCGAAACAGCAACACCAGAAATAAAAGAAGCACTAAAACAATACCAACAAAAAAACGAAGAAAAACCAACTAAGAAAACCACAACAACCAAAAAAGCAGATGACAAAAAACAAGAAACCACAAAGAAAACAACACCTAAAAAGAAAACAAGTAAGAAAAAACAAACCCAAAAGGATGAATAAACAACCCCCATCATCCAAATACTAAAGATATATAAACACACCTATATAAAACCCCAACAACCTGGCAACAAATGGCAACAACCCTCAGAGCTGGTGAAAAAAACATGAATGACATAACAACCCAATGGCAAAAACCCATATACACAAAAACACTACATGAATCACCAGCATCATACGACACATTTAAACTACTATGCCACAACCCCCACTGGACACAAGAACAACTAAGCCAACACACCGGCAGACCACTAAGCAGCATACAAACATGGAGTAGCAAATACCACTACCAAACAAGACTTAACGCATACCTCCAACACAACCACGAACAAGTAGAAAAACAAAAAATCACCATCATAAAAAACGACCTCGAAGCCCACATACAAAGACAACAAAAAGACCAACAACTACTAGACGGAGACCAATACATACTCGAAATACTACAAAACCTAATTATACAACAAACCGACAATGGCACACTCCCCTGCAAAGAAGACATACAAAACTACACAACCATCAAAGACTCATACCACAAAGCAAACAAAGACCACAGCATCACCAGTCAAAATCTCATAAGAAATGCTAAAGAAGGTATCAACCCAGACAGGTATGATAAAGAAAATATGAGTCCAGCAGCATTAAAATTCCTGGAAACACTACAACACAACAGGGAGGAAAGAAGATGAAAGATGCCCAACAATTTCACTGGCAACCATTCGGGCCAGTAGCAACCAACTACCTCTACGATAGTACATGTTGGATAAACATAGCAGTTGGATCTATCCGTAGTGGTAAGACAATAGTAGCACTCACAAGATTCATCGAGTACACCCTACGTAGTGATAATACCGACTTTATGATAATAGGTAAAACACTCAGCACACTAGAACGAAACGTAGTACGACCATTCATGAAGATGCTCGGCACACTAGGAATACAAGCCGAACACAACCAATACCTTAATGAGATATACTATGAGGGGAACACTGTATGCCTCTTTGGTGTGGGTAAGAAAGGTGACGATGAAAAAATACAAGGAAGTACCTTCGGCGGAACACTCATCGATGAGGGAACAGTCATCACCGAAGACGGATTCAAGATGATACTATCAAGAAATAGCTTGCCGAGTAGTATGATATTCATCACATGCAACCCAGCCAACCCAAATCACTACCTCTACAATGAATACATCAAAAACGAGGACATGATACAGGAAGGAAGATGCAAAGTATGGACATTCACCCTAGATGATAACAGGACACTCACCCCAGAGTATGTGCAAAATCTGAAGGCAAGTTATCCACCAGACAGCTTATTTTACAAACGATACATTGACGGATTATGGGTCAGTGGTCAAGGAGCAATCTACGGCCACTTTGATGACAACAATATCTACCATGAAGATAAACCCCTTGACTATTATGATTACCTGGAATTCGGTAGTGACTACGGTGCAAGTAGTACAACCTGCTGGAACATAATAGGAATCAAATGCTTCAAGGACCACTACGAGTATGACGTCATTGATGAAGGAGGACATAACGCTGATACAACCGGTGTTAACCTCACCGATAGTCAAATCGTGGAAATGGTAGCAGACCAACAAGACCAATACAATTTAGGTTCAGGTAATACATTTTATCCATCGCATGATGCAACTAGTTTTGAGGCGGAGTTACATCATAACAAGCGTATACGGATGAATGTGGAGAAGTATATGCCTGATACTTTGGAGTGTATTGGTGTGTTGGGTGATTTGTTTTATAAGAATTATCTTCGGGTGCATGAGCGTTGTACTCGTACGATTGATTGTATACGTTCATATGAGTGGGACGCGGCTGCTGCTCGTCGTGGTGTGGATAAGCCGTATAAGGTTGATGATCACTTTTGTGATTCGTTGCGTGCTCCTGTTATGATGCACAGGTTTGATATGGAGTGTGAGATGCTTGGTGGCTTGGTATACTTGTGATGGAGGTGATGAGAATGATAGTATATTCATTGAATTATAAAGACAATCCCACAGTACCATTTTACTTTGGGATTACAAATGATGTAGAACGAAGATTCAAACAGCATAAATATAATTACAAACGACATCAGCCATACATTAAGAAAAAGGATGACTTCTTTATCCAACCATTGTATGACACAGGTGATAATGAGTACTCTCAAATTCTTGCAGAGAAGATAGAGACAACTCTTATCAAACAGTATGCTACCTTGAATTATGGTAGTAATCGTGTGTATGATGTGAGGGAATATTTCCATGAAAAAGGGATTGATGTTAATAAACGCAATAACCCTCAAGCAATAGCTAAAGCTAAACAAACGAGAGAAAGGAAGAATCATAAGAAATTCAAGAAGGTTATACGGTTAATCCATGATGACCCTTACCAGTATACTCTAGATGAGATTGTTGATAAGACTGGGTTCTCCACCACGTCATTAAATAGGTATACAAAAAAGTACCATGATATATCATTCATGAAATGGTTACATCAATACCAAAAGTTATGGATGGATTGTATCATACAACGGATTGAAAATAGTTCATCCGATAGGTGAATTATCTGATAATATGAATAAAGAAATGACTAGAAAAATTAACAGCCCATGTGGGTTTTTGAACGTGGAGGTTATACAATGTTCATTTAGTTGAGTATTTGTATAGGGTCCATTGGGGTATGTATGGAAGGATGGGGTGGGACTAGAAAAAAATAACAAAAATAAAAACATACCCAAAAAAAATGAAATAAAAAAGGAACAGAAAAGGAGGCAACGAAAAAAAATGGGAATACTACAAAACATACGACAAAAACTACCAACACTACGAACAACACGACACACACAATACCACGAACTACTAAACTACCTACACCCAATAACCACAACAACCAACACAGAGATATACTACGAAGCAATGAAAAACGTAGACGTCCATGTATGCCTTCAAATTTACAAAAACACAGCACTCGCATGCAACTACCAACTTGATACAGACACAGTAGACAACGATGACACAATCACCAAGGGATACCTTGAACGATTATTCCAACAACCCGAGGGCTACCAGAGCCAACGCACCTGGGCAGATACCAACAGTCTCATATGGGACAGTACACTCGGAATGGGTGACTGCTTCTTTGAAGTCAGTACTGACCAGAACCTCAATGTACTAAACGGTTTCAAGTACATTCACAATGAGGACATAATGTGGAATAATGAGAACAATTGTTTTAGTCTACGTTATCAACCTAGTGTAATATATGAGCCAGAGGAGTTAATTCATATCAGACAACCGAACCCTGATAAAACTCGTAGTGTATGGGGAGTGTCAAAGATTAATATCTGTGCGGATTGGATAGCACTTGAGAATAATGCTCTCAAGTATAATAATGACTTGTTGTTGAATGATGGACTTGACCCTAATACCATCCTCAGCTATGACAAGGATGTCACGGATAAGAACTTTGTAGCAGAACTCAAACGACTATCCGCAGAGAAACAAGCAGCAAGAGAAAATGGTAAGAAAAGTCTCATGGCAGTTAAAGGTGCAACAGTCCAGACCAACATGAGAAGCAACAGAGACATGAACTACCTGGAGCTACTCAAGTATGCACGTGACCAAATAATCCGGACATTCCAGGTACCACCACAACTTGCTGGTATAATAGAAACAGCCAGTTTAGGCAGCGGATCCGGTGACAGTCAGAAAAAAGACTGGAAAAACACATTTGACGGAGCCAAGACACAAGTCGAAGACGCATTCAACCAAACACTCAAACACTACGGATTCACCGAGCGATTCCACTACCAAGCAATGGACATCATTGATGAATTATATGATGCACAAGTCAATCAAATACTCATACAAACTGGTATTAAAACAGTTGATGAAATACGTAATGAAATGGGACTTGACAAACTAACGCATAACACGTGGGGTGACTACTACCGATGATATCTGGTACAATCAGGCGAATCATCTCTGACTCCGAGCGAAGACGACTGGAAACACTCCTCGAGGAAAATATCATCGAAGGATTTGCAGAGATAGTTGACCGGACAACCGAATGGATTAGTACTCCTGCCGCTCGTGATTTCTTCTTCAATCGTAATAGGATGTTGCATCAGTTTTTCCGTGAGAGTGGAATACAAGATGAATGGAGTAATATCATCGAGAGAAGAGCAATACGTGGAGCAGATATTGCAGAGCAGATATATGACTACGCAAAACGGGTCAATGCTCCTGAGGGACTTGTCGAGTACACAAGTCGTGACCGTGCCGTACTCAATGCAATATGTGACAATCAATATGAGCTTGTCAAAAACGCGACAGAATACGAAGTACAAGGCATCAGAAGATGCATCCTCGAAGATGTGACCAATGGTGTCAACCCCAAGCAGACAAGCCTCAAGGAAGTACAACTCACACCAATCAATGGACTTTCACCCGAAAAACGTGCAGAGATGATAGCACGAACAGAAACAGCGACAACACTCAACACGGCAACTCTACAACAGATGAAAGATGAAGGAGTTGAAATGGTGGAACTGGTCGGGGGTGGGGTCAACTGTTGTGAAGACTGTGAGGAACTACTGGGGGTGGCTATGCCTATTGATGAAGCATTGGATATGCCAATCCTGCACCCAAATTGCACGTGTACTTGGCGTGAAGTCAGACAACCAATTGATGCTCCTCATCCGTTTGAGGAGGAAGGATGGCTCAACCCATAAATAAATTAAAAAGGGAATGGTGTTTAGATTTATGACAATGATACAGAAAACATTTACAATTCCATGTACTACCAAAAGCATACAAGACAATGATACAGATACATTGTACCTCACGGGTATAGCAAACACAGGCCTGGAAGACTTGGTAGGTGACGTAGTAACCCGGCAAGCACTTGAAAGCATAGCAGAACAAATACCACAGCATAACTTGCACATGGATCATGACCATGACTGGACTGGTATCATAGGACGTATGACTGAAGGATGGGTAGAAGAGGATGGAGTTCACTTCAAAGCTCGTATACTACGTGAACGTAGTAATGAAATACGCTCATACCTTGACCAAGATATAATCATGGGTGCTAGTATCAGTGGCTGCTGTGAATATGAGGAAAATAGTGTATCTGATATTGTGTCTTGGCAGTTGACGGAGGTTAGTTTAACTCCTATTCCTTGTGATCAGGCTACGTTAGGTAGTGTTGTGGTTGCAAAGTCATTTGTGGATGCAGTGCGTGGATTACAAGAAAAAATACAAGAGAATGAAGGTGAAAAAATGGCAGAAGAAGGAACAAATGAACAAGTAACATTGGAAAAAGTAGAGGAACTTATTAACACTGCTTTTAATGAGAAACAAGAAGACCTTGTTGAAACAGTTAAATCACAGCTTGCTGAAGAGTATGACAGTAAGATTAATGAGTTAAATAGTAGAATTGAAACACTTGAAGCAAAACAAGAAGATGATGAAGGAGGCTCTGAAGAAACACCAGCAGTTGAAGGTGAAGGTGAATCCCCTGCAATTGGTGAAGGTGAAGGTGCTGCCAAATCCGATGAAGAGGAAGAGGAAGAGGAAGAACCAAAACCAGATGAAGAAGAGGAAGAGGATGAGGAGGATAAAAGTATTGACATAACCGCTGAAATACAAAAAGCAGTACAAACAGAGATACAAAAACTCTTCCAAGCTCCACAGACTCCAAGTTTCAATTATGAATCACCAAATCCAACAGATGAAGGAAACGGTGAAAAGAAAAGTTACACTCCTGGTGAGATTGCAGACTTGTTAACCAAGCAATACTAAAAAAGGCAAGTCACTTAAAGGTAAAGTGAAGTAATTTAAAGAAAACGAAAAATAAACAGAAACAAGAATTTATTAGATAAAAAAAAAGATTAATGGACGTGATTAAATATGGATAAAGAATTACAAGCCCTATACGATAGCGTAAACAAAGCATACCAAACAACCAGCAATGCACCAAACATAATGCAAATCACCCCCGACCCAGAAATACATTCAAAGACAGTAGAAGAAACAAGCTTCCTATCATTCCTAAGAATGCAAAACAGAGAAGAACAAGTAAACACAAGCAAAGTCAGCTTCATAGAAGAAACACCAGGCAACACCGCTAGTGTAATCGCAGAAACCGGAGACATACCAGACTATGCAGTAACCGCTTACACAGAACACCCTGAAACCATGAGAACAATCGCAACAGGTTTCAAAGTATCTTTCATGGCACAAATGGGAACAACTGCAAGAGACATTCTTCAAGCAGAAATCGCACGTGGATACACTCTTGTCAACAACAAAATGGACTACCTCCTCTTGAATGGTGACAGTTCACAGAATGCTCTTGAATTTGACAGTATCTGGTCCGATGATGCTGTAAACACCACCTCATTAAATGGTGATGCATTATCTGAAGATGCTATTGATGACTTACTCGGTGACATTAAAAATGAAGGTGGAAGTCCAGACGTAATAGTCACAGACTCATTCGTTGCTAAACAATTAAAGAAAATCGCTGCACCATATCGTAGATACAATGACAAGATTGACATCGGCCTTGGATTTAAAGTAATCACCTACGAATCACTAAACGGTAGAGAGCTCACCATTCTTGTTGATGAAAATGTACCAACAACAACCACAGGCAGTGGAGCATCTGCTACAACTGAACATGCAATGCTTGC